TTCTAACATCGTGGCTCCATGTCATATCTTCTAAATCAAGCACGAGTAATACATTAGGAACTGTAGCTGACGAACCTGACACTATGCCTATATTGATCGTATTCTCTGCGGGATCATACTCTAACCAATGCTCATTGTCATACCCCCTTCTGATACATTCACTTTCAAGAGGATTAAAGTAATTCTTAACACTACCTGTAACATCAGCAACATACTGTCCGTTACTCATAAACACACCGTAATGGCTTAACCAGAAGGCTATCTTCGTAATCTTTATTTCTGTAGGTGTACCTACTTTAGCCCCTTCTACTATAGCTGCACATTTGGAGTTCATAATGCCTATCTCTGTAGAAAGAAGAACTTTCCCGAAAGTAGCAGGAGAATACCCTTCAAACAGCGTCAAACAGCCACCATCCTTACCCTTTTCTTCCTGCCATACCATGAGTTCAGAATGAAACATCTTCATACAGAGGACTTTATTGCTTCTTCCATCCCCTGGTTCAAGTATTGCGTAATCATCCCCATTAAGAACTTGTGGCCTCTTTATAGCTGACACATGAATATATTGGTCTTTATCAAAGGCATACACCATTCTGTCTTTCCATGCACAATTACACTGCCCCTTGCCAAAGTCATCTATATCGAAGTATGGCTGGTAATATAGGGATATTATAACATCCGCACTGATAGTCTTATCTAACGTGAAGTAATACCAATAGGCATATATCTTATTCGTATTGAGATGATGCTTATGTGCTGATTTTCTCGGAAAGGTTATCCATCCGCTATTGCTTAATCCATTAGTCTTATCTGTAACTGTACCTACAGAAGTAAATGCAGCCCCATTCCAATAATATACAGCATTTACAGTAGTATCTACTGTTGTATTTGGTTTATTTCCCACATCAACATATATACCGATTATTGGGTCTGCACATGCTATATAGATTTTATCTGAAGAAGTTGCATCATCTATCTCTATCCCTGAAGATGAAAAGGTTTTATAAGTATCAGCAGAATCGTCATAGTACTCTGTCTGGACAACAGGTACTTCAAACCCATCCCACAGGTTGTTTATACTCTGCCAGTCTGTTTCAAATGTTACTGACGTTACTTCTACTTCAGTGTCTAAATCGCCACTACTTAGATATAGTTGATACCAGTATCCTACCTCTCCATACATATATGAAGGTACAGAATCAGTAGGTAAAGTCCACGTCATTGTAGCACCTGTAGTAGCAAGTGTCTTTGAATCTGCGGAAGTATTATCCACGAAATCACTTACAGCAGCCCATGTATCATCACTCTTACGATACTTTAACGCTGCCACAGATGCAGTTCCATTAGGCTTAGAGATAGTCCATGTAAAGGTATCAGCAGGGACAGGAGTCATTATGTAGATAGCATCGTAATCCACAGCTAAATCACCTAATGAATCAAGTACAGCACAAGTAGTCGTTAAGCCATCAGATACCTCATCTGAGTAATCTTCTCCCATAGTTGGGATAGTCGGGTGTGCTACTGTATCCTTACACACCACAAACCTTTTTACATAACTACCTGTCCCTGTATATATTTGGTGCTGATCTACACCATTAGAAAAGAATAACTTGTCATCCAACACAGACCATGATGCAGGAACTGAACTGCTTGAACCTGAAAAGACTTCACTTCCAAAAGCACCTGTCGTTACAGCCGGAGGAGCATTTGTAGCTTCAAGCACATCATCATCTGACATCTGAGCATAGAAATGTCTTTCTGTCTTTTTCCCTTTAGAGAACTGAAACATTGACATTACCTTGTTAGTGCCATCAGCAGTAGTATGTAACTTTGACATACCGCCTCTCTGCTCCATACCAGGATGCCTCTGCCTCATATTCTGTATCATAGAGAACTCACCTACAGATAACAATGCAGGTTCTACTCTTGTATTATTGCCACCCCTGAAAGGAACTGTCTCTATATTGGTTTTCTTAATCATTCCAACCACCTACATATATGTTCCGAAGTCATACATAATATCTTCCATTGTAATATCACCATCCAATGTACCACAGTAAGACCTTACAGCTTCTATAAGCATATCCTGATAGTTCTTATACTCTACTGCGTTAGGTTGCACAGGACTTTGCGGTAATGACTTCATATTAAGTATGGCTTTAGGTGCTATAAGATGATGGAAGAACTCAGGAAGTTCAGACACAATACCATAGTAATCACTTGCTGCTGCTGTCTCAGCAGATAGAGTGGCTACTCTTGCAGCAGAGTAATCACTAATGGTATCTACCCAATCCTGCGTAATATTCTCTATCTCCATACCATTATAATAATCTGCTTCTTTCCTTGCAGCAGTAGCAAGAGTGATAGACTTAGCTGCACCTGCTGCTGCTTGCCCCATAGTAATATCCCTGCACCTTGTATAGTACCATAGTGTAAGAGTATCACTGAATCCTGAAGCATCACATCTTATAGTGTTACCATACCTGTAATACAGATATTCTTCACCACCATAATTTGCCGGACTCTTTGCATCTAATGATATTAAATGGAGTTTTGTACCTTCTGAGTTTTCAAGCCTTCTTAACTTAAAGAAGTCGGTTGGGAGAGTACCTGTCGAATCTGACATTGAAACAGTCGTATCCGTAAGAAACAGCTCAGGTGATCTCTTAAAGATGATACCATAATGATACCTCTGTGAATCGTTGATATGTTTGAGTATATCTGCGTTTTGAAATGAACCAGAGGTATCAGTTCCGGTAACTTTGTCTGTAGAATGGTCATTAAGTCCATATCGGACTTCCTCAACGAGTTCATAAGCATTTAAGTATATTGCCATTGCCTACCCTTTTATTTTCTTTTGGGTCGGCCTCTCTTATTCATTCCAGTAAGTTTAGGTGCTGGTTCTGGCGGTTTAGTCATTTCCCCTACTGCACTCATCAGTTCTTTTACCTGTTGAGTAAGGGTATCTACTTTCTGCTGTAATTCCTCATTCTTTCTTTTCTCAGCAGAAATCGCCTCACGTTCAGTATCTCTTACCGCAAATGGTTCGAGAAGCTCCAATCCCAAGTCTATTGCGTATTGTCGCACTTCTTTGGTTGGAGGCTGGTAAGGGAGTCCCATCTGTTTTCTATTCTCATTCCTTTGATTGTATGTAACCACATGACGTTTCTTAAACTCCCTGTTTCTTTCTACACCATCTTTCCTTATCTTCTCTTCATCACATCCATAAGTAAGCTGGCATAAGCCTCTTGTACTGTGCGAGTTTAGAAGATGCTTACCACAGGCATCCTCCACTTCCATTTTCTTGCCAGATTTCAGTGTCATTGAAATCCCTGCATGTTGCATGACAAAATTCTCATCTGTCGGGTTGTATAATGTTATCATTCTCTCCTCCTTGTATTTACTCAGCATTAAAACTAAGTTTTAATTACTGATAAAACTAAACTATACTAATACTATTTCTAAAACCTTATCTATAATCTCTTTTGGTTCCGGCAGTTCCATGTCCGGCCAATCTTTAGCTACCCAGGGAACCAAATCAGTAGGAAGATCGCCCTTCCTTACTGTATCGTGCATAACCTTTTTATATAATGTATGCGTCTTATATTGCTTACTACCATGCCTGTAAGGTAAAATAAAGTCTGGATGTTTGCAGGATGGTATCAATACTATATGATTATCCCATGCTCCTGCTATATGTAAAGGTGCTGAATCATTTGTTACGAGAATCTTTGCTTTTGACAAGAGAGCTATCAGCCCGCCTAATGATAGCTTATCTCTGAAGTCGTATCCTTTGGTTTTGACTGGCAGATAGGCATGGTCTTTCAAATACGTCTTTCCTATTACACCTACTTCTAATACATCATCCAGCCCATCTATTATCTCTTGCCACCACTCAGTAGGGAATGTCTTTGACTGCCACCCTGTACCTGGATGAATAACTATCAGTTTCTCCGGCTCTGGACATATATCAAGAACCTCTTTCATATCTTCTTCTGAGTAAGTTAATTTGATAGACTTGTTTATATCAGGGAATATCCTTCCTAATGAAGCTAAGGATATGTAATCTACCTGATGAGAAAAGAGATGTTGTGCCTGTAAGTGGATATTGTCTATTTTGGAGGGGTGTGCGTTCATCTCATAAACAGCGTCTAACTGAAGCACCTTACCTTCCTCATCTCTCGGATATGAAGCGGAAGCCTTAATATCGAGATGCTGAAAGAGTCTTGGTTCTGATGTAAGGACATATATATTAGCATCCTTATACAGAAACTCTTTCATATACCTGAGAACTGGCTCGGCAGATACCTGGTCTCCTATCCCGCCACCAGTAAACATGAATATGTTACGAGTATATTCATAACCTTTATCCCATTCAGCTATATCCCTATCCATATCTTCAAACAATCTGTCTGAAGGCCATCCGGCATAATGCACGAAATAGGAATCAAGCCTTGTCATTCCAGTAAGTTTGTTCATCACAGACATACAGTTCAATCTGTAATGCAGGGGGAATACTGGAACTTGCTTATTGAACAGCCTGTAGTTAATAAAGGTCTGCTCTCCGAATGAGTTTCTTACTGGTTTCCAGTCTGTAGGTGGAGCAAAGACATGGCGGTGTTCTCTCGATAATACCATCACGCCAGTATTGTAATAGTCTATTCTGTTCCATGTAGGAAGTTCAACATCATACACCTTCATTACTTCATACAGACACATGGCTCTTGGTGTATATTGACCTTCATTGAAGATACCGAACTTATCTTCTGGAACTACCTCAAACAAATCAGGTGAATCAGGTCTTATTAATATATCCGCATCTATGTAAGCTACCCTCTTATAGTTCTTCTTTAGAAAGTCATAGATAGCAAACTTTAACCAATGCGGAGTCGGGACAATACTGGCATCTTCTAATACAATTAAATCAGCTTTTACCTTATCAGCATAGTTTTCAAAGAACGGTTTAGTACGTTTCCATATCTCTTTGTACTTCTCTCCTGCCACGATCGTAATAATAGCTTTCAAAGATTCTCCTTTCTTATTAATCTTTAGTCTTTAGCTATTCTACGAAAAGCAGAATTGCCCTTACCACCTGCTACTCTTACCGCAGCCTGTTGTAGTTGTATCTTGGAGTCCTTTGTCATAGCTTTTATTTCTTGCTTTGCTTTACGCTTCTGTTCTTCCCTGACATTCTCCATATAAGAAGCAACTTTGTTCAGCTTATTCTTTATGGAGTCATTAGATAGGTCGCCTGACTTTATGAACTCCAAATCTTTCTGATTAGGCTGCCGGAACTCTCCATTCTCTATACCTGCAAGAGTGGCTATGGGTACACACCCGCCCATAGCCCTCTCGTAAGTTATAATAAACTTCTTGTTGTCAGGATTCCAGATACAATCCAGTTTCCTGTCCATAGACTTCAAATCTTTCATAAATGAAGGATTAACTGAAGGCATTACTTCTATCCTTTCCTTTTTATCTCAAAGTCTTTCTGAAGAGTCTCAAGGATTATCCTGATCTTCTCAGATTTCTTTGTTTCAGTATCACTTAAAGAAACCGCCACCTTCATAACATATTGAAGATACTCATTAGAATCATCTTCAACGGGCACTTCAACAGGCTCAACAATCTTATATTTAGTTTCTTTAGGTTTAGGTTCTACTTTTTTCTTAGTCATTTCTAATCTCCTGTTTTGTTCCGTAACCATACATCAACCCATCTATAGTTTTCATTATGGTTGATTCCCCATAAATTCCCACTTCTATACCCCTACCCATTGCCTGACCACACCAATAGTCAATTCCAGGCTTTTGGTATAAATATCCACCAGACGAAACGGAAACACCGTATAGATCTATCTCTTTAGCTCCCTCATAAATAGCCAAGGCAATCATATAATCAATCGTTCCAGAGAAATAATCTGTCTTGAAGAAATGTTTAATATCTTCAATAGGATAAGAGTCGAGATCAATGTATGGTATTCCGGCTGCACGAGCATGCTCCCTTGCCTTGTTAGCGGCCTTTGTTTCACCTGTTCCCCATGCGTCATTAGAATAATCATTCATATCGACTACCCTGTTGACAGGTCTTTTTAAAATAAGGTTTGTGGCCCCCCATGATTCGACATCATGAGGAGCCATATTCCAACTTGGTGAACCACCTATAATAATCACCTTATCCACTACAATCTCCTAAGTTGTGGTATCCACTGTCGGATACAGAACATTAGCCAGATTAGAGCAAGTCAGATAATTATTGGCTGCCAATGCCGAGTTGATATCAATAACCTCCGCATATCCAGCCGTGGCCGCTGCGTCACTTATCAAAATATTGTTTGTAACCATAACATCATCAGAGTTATCATCAATAGTCACATTGGTGGCATGAACGATATTATTGTCGATGATCCCATGTGAAAATGTTCCAGAATCAGTAAGAGCAATTCCGATATCTCCATAAATCAGATTGTCCCTAATCTGAAGATTATACCCTGCTGTAGTAAATGCAATAGCAGCAGTATCGAATGGATTTCCATCAACATCCTGAAGAAATTCACAGTTGAAAATTTTTACATCACTTGGAGCCGTTCCTGCAATTCCATGAGTTCCATTTGCATCACATCTGAAAGTACAATTATGAAACTCATATCCACCACCAGTCATGGTGAAGTTAGCAGTTGCCCCATCATCTAGAAAAAAGAAATTGAACCATCTGCATCCGAACTGTGCAGCAGTAGCTACAGCATGTGTACCGATAAGCGCAGCCTTTGAGATGTTATTGTAAGAACCAACACCAACAACATCAGTCTTCTGCGGGAATGTAGTAAGGTCTTCGTCAAATGCATCCCCGGCACAATAGATAAGATTTCTCTTTGCCCATCGTGAACGCTGACCCATGTTTGCGTGACTTCTCGCAAAAGCATAGGTCAAGGTTTTAAAAGGATTATCCCACGAAAGACCATCATACGAATCACTGCCGTCATTCCCATCAACATAATAGATAGTTCCGCCCTGACTTGCCATATATGCACGAGCATCATTAGCAAGTCTGGTTTTTAATGTAGCGTCAAGATTTCTATATTTAATCATTTTTATCACCTCATAGTTATAGCCCCCTCCCCCGAAGGGGAGGGATACTGGGTTAAAGTTAAGTTAAGTTAGTTACCTATCCAACAAATAATCAATCGCTTTCCTAAGAATGTCAGGATTATCCTTAAAATGTCCCATTCCTGTATTGCATGCAGAACACAACAAGCCTCTTATATTCCCCGTCTCGTGATCATGGTCAACTGTAAAGTTTTCATATTTCCCGCCAGGCTTATCTGCTCTACAAATAGCACATTTACCATTTTGTGCTTTAAGCAACCGTTCATATTCTTCACTGGATATATTAAATTTTCTCTTTAAATGATATCCATGAGTTAATTTTTTATTCTCCAAATACCATCTTCTACGCTTTTTACGTTCAACTTCTTTATTAAGAGAAATATAATGTGCTCTCGCATGTGCTTTCTGACAATCCCTACATTCATTACGCAACTTATCTTTAGTATGTGTTTTGCCATGATGTATATTAAACTCACCTACCGGCTTTTTTCTAAGACATTTTCTGCATATCTTAAAACCTTCATCTGTTGACCAATCTTTTTTGGGTTTACGTTTCTTTTGATAATTCCGGTGAGTGACCTCATTCATGCACACCTTACAGGCATTGCATTTCCCATCTTTAGCTTTTTTATTATTATAAAACAAATCTAAAGACTTCTCTTTCCCACATTTTACGCATTTTTTGATAGTGTTCATGGCAACCTCCTTTAATCAAGACTACCATGAACACATTCAGTTGTCAAACAATTATTCTATTTAGTTTTCAATGAACCGTAACTACTTGATTTTATTGCTTATGTCAATATAAGTCGGGTTCACAGAGGTCTTTTAAGACCGTCAAGCAGTTCCTTTGCTCAACCCCTAAATTGGTGTACAACCTGAGAAACAAATCCCACTCATCATACCCTGACCTTCTTGCCATATTGCTTCCGTCAAGATTTCCCCATCCAAGAGGCGTTACCTCGTACTTCTGGATAATGCCATCAGGCTCGAAGAAAATCATATTCGGCTGCTGCATGGGGTCAACTACGATTTCAAGTGAACCATCGCCTCCGCTGAATGTAAGGGTTTCATAGCCACCCTTTAGTACAGTGGGGGCAAATCTCACATCAGGCATAAGCAGACCAGCATACTTCCTTCTCTGACCAAGCCCCATTCTTATCTTGCTGACTCTCTTGCCTGACGTAAATCTTGCAAGGTCAACAGCATTAAGCATAAGGTCTATGGAAAGTTCCCTGTTTACAGAGGAATTGGAAAGTATATTGGCTCTCCATTTAGAGTTGTTATCCGCATTGATATTCTGGAACGAATCAATGTTTGTGCCATCATCGTAAATTGCAGTAAGACCACTGATTTCAACAGGAGTATCAGAAGCAGTTGACCATGTAGCATCTCTTGTACCCATTTTAATAGCAAGCTGTCCCTCAGAAAGAGTAGTAGCGGTTGTGGTGTAACCTGAGAAGTGAGGATGGTTAGCGCTGTAAGACGTATTACACGCCTCAAATATAGCCACCTTGTTGGAGGGGTCAAGTGAATGTACCCTGACACCAACAGCAGCAGTAGTAGTACCAGCACCACAATGAGGAGATGTTCCTGCACTTACGAAGAAGTCTACAAGCTGACCTTCCTGCATGTACATAACACCAATATCATTGTCGAAAGTACCCGCCCATGTAGTAGAAGAAGATGTAGTGGTTCCAGCAGTCAAACGTCCTAACTGTCCCCATCCATCCCAATGGCACTGCCTGTTCAAATCTACTACAATGGAATTATAAATATCGTCCATTTCATCTGCAAGAGAATCTACAAATGCAGCAGAGTTCCCTTTAGCAATTTCAATGGCAGGCCCCGTTAGCCGGATAGAACCATAGAGGTATCTCGGCGTAATCGTTGCCTGATCTTTCTTGCCAGTCAGAGGGTCTGGAAGTTTCGCACTTTCAGCACGTCCACCCGTTCCCTGTGCTCTGGCATACCTAACACCAAATACATAACCATTACCAGCAGGTCGCCTTTCAGACTTTGGAAACTGGTTATAGGTTATGACTTCATCATTAAACTGATTTTTAAGACCTTCACCGTATACATTCTTCAGAATCTCAGAAAGATTGGTAAGGTCGGCATAAGTTGACATATTATCCTCCTATTAAATACCTATTAACCACCCATAAGCTGCCCCATCCTTTCTTTGAATGTTTTACGGGCATCCTTGAGTGATTTGATTTCTACAGGTGGCTCAGTAGCGGTAGAACCAGAAGGAATCTTAGGAATATCACGCTTACCGTTCAGGTATTTCTGAATGACCTTTTGGTCATACGCCTGTTTCTTCTTCAGTCCATCTTCTACCAATTTCTTCACCGCCTTCATATCTGTTATATCTATAGTGTTGAGAGGATTGTTTATACCGTATATCAATTTAACAAATTGTGCTTCGTCATCATCAACAGAGTCTTTAAGCATAGAATGAACTTCCTTCTCATAAGATTTGACAGCTCTTTCGGCTGCCCTCGCTTCTTCTTGCTTTTTTTTAAGTTCTTCTTTAGCTTTAGTCTCTGCCTCTAATCTTTGCTCCAATCTCTTAATTGTATCTTCAGGCAGTTCCCCATCACGCTTCTTCCTTTCCTCTTCAGCAGCCCAATACTCTTCATAACTTTCAAGCGTTTCTGCTTTCTGTATTATCTTGTCGAGATCACGGCCACTTAGTTTCCCCTTGAGAGAACGCCCTTCGTTCACATGCTCCATGAGTTCTTCAATAGATTCAAAGTCATTTTCCTTCATAAAAGTATCAATGGCTTTCTCTTTCTCACGGAACTTAGTCCAACGTGGGTCTTTATCCCAGGGTACTTTTTCCTGTGACGAATCAGGTTGTGCGTCTTGCTCTTCACCAGTGGACGAATCTGGAGTTGCGTCCAATTCTTTTTCTTCTGTCGGTTCCGCCCCGACTTTTGCGGTTGTCATAATTGCCTCCTTTTTGGTTAATTCCATAATATGCTTTAATACTTTCTATATATATAGAATTAACTCTTGTAGTTACTATGAACTAAACATTTTCTAAATGTCAAGCACAAATTTAACTATATCTTAATATATCTCCTCTTGCTCAGGTTCTTGACCCTGTTGCCCCTGAGTTTGCATTGCCTGTGCCATCTGTGCCTGTTTCTCCTGCATCAGTATCATTCTGTGCATATCTGCGTGGTTAATAGCTATCTCTTGTAAGTCTGGTGAGATATTGTTGAACTCATCTGCCACTATGAACCTTCGGTGTATCTCAAAGTGTACCTGATGATTGTCGAACTCAAACTTCGGGTCGTCATTGAGTTCCCTTATCTGTCCTGACTGTTCATCTATCTCTGCCAGATATATACCTTCTACACGTCCTGTAGCGATATTAGAGTTCTCTCTTTCTGCACGTTCTTTATCCACATCTACCTTCTCAGCAAAGCCTGAAAGACCTAACTTCTTGAGGTACTGTGCTCTGATTTCGGGGTCTGGTATCTCCCAAAATCTATATTGCAGCAAGTCCATCATAATCTGCTTCCTACCTGCCCTTGTAGTTGCCAGACCTGTTTCAAGTTCCATCTTTACATCTGTGTTATTCCTTATGTCGGAACCCATGAAGTCTATGACATGAGCTTCTTTATTCCTGCCAAGAATAGTAATCTTGCGTGGCTCTGTAATAACCTGGCGTGCAAGAAGTAATCTCTTTCGATATACTGCTGACATCTTGATATTATAAGAGTCTATATCAGGTGCATGACCTCTTTCAGCAGTTTCTCTGAGTATATCCACCATGATACCTGAAGATTTAGATGATGGTGCGTTACCTCTGAGAACATTCTTGGGGTCGCCTGTAAGGTCTTGTATCTGTATCTTAGCGTTATCTCTCTCTTGTAATACCTGTTGCGGTAATGGTGTTCCTGAATCGAACTTAGGAGCTTGCCCGCCTGAAAGAAGGGAATCGTACTTTAACGCAAGGAATCCCTGACCGCCATCACTTATACGTTTCAATGACAAATCAACAGGAGTAATGATACGGGGTCTGCCTATACCCTTACGGTTCATAATAAGTGCCTGGTCTATCTCATTTATCTTATTCTGAGGGCTTATAAGGTCATTTACACCTGCATCTGACCAGAACCTTCCAGGTATTCTATTGTAATGGAAATCTGTTATTGAGTATGACCACCTTCCATCTGATGCAGGAATTGGCATTTGGTCAAGGTTTAAGAGTGTTTTATTACCAGATACAACGATATATTTACCTTTAGGGTACTTTAGTGAAGGTTTTACTTCTAATTCCTTAAAGAGAACAAGCTGCTCATTGTTCATCTCTATTGATACGCTTTCTAATCCATGCCCCTTCCACAAAGATACCTGACTTACCAGCTTCATCAGTTTCTTCTGATAATCAATAGCCCTTTCACTACCTTCCTGCTCTATCTTTACCTTGAATGTATCCTCTACCCACTCTTTCGGCACAAGTGACCTTATCCCTATCCATCTCTTATCCCGTAAGTTCTCACCCATATCATCTACTATGACGTTGAAGTTGATGACATTTCTCGTAATAACATCACCTGTCTGGACAACATCACCGTTCTTATCTACAAACCAGGGGCCAGCTTCCATCTCGGGAACAGTTCTTAGAAAGCCAGTACCACCTATACATAACCAGTCTATCAGCTTCTCTTTCTCGAACTTTATTTCGTTGTCATGGATGGTATCAAGCCATACAAGGAACTGACTTGCGAGTTCAGCAGCACGAATATCCTCACGTTCATTAGTATTGGGAACAACAACAGGGATTAACTGCTGACTCAAGTATAATGCCCTGATTGCTCTTACGAATGACCGTATCTCGTTATCTACTGGTGTTGGGATAAATTGGGGGAATTGCCTTCTTCTGAATGAACCAAGCGTCCTTACGTACTCGATCCACTGTTCACCACACAAATATAAAATGTTTCGAAAAGTTACCCTGTCTTGCATTGTTCGGGAGTAGTCTCTATCTGTTTCAAATAAGCTATCTACGAAACCGCATAACTCTTTATCAGATAGTTTTTCGCCCTTTTTGAAAAACTTATACTTTTCCATAGCCACTCCTTAGCCACTTATTAGCTTATGGACTATACAGGGATACCATATTCTTCTTCCACTTCATTTGCAGGCGGGTTCTTGTCATATACCTTCTCTGTAATCTTCGCCCTTGCATACTGTTCATAATCCCTTGCCATAAGTCTGTTTAATAGTTCGTTCTCACGCCTTACCGATTCCTTACGTTCCATGACAAACATAACACCCTGATAGATGATTATGCAAATCAAAACTGCAATCGCTACTTCCATTTTAAGCCTCCTATTATCTTACTTTTATAAGATCCCAATCTTTTATATTGCTGATACGTTCCAACTGCCCGTATTGTTTCGTATGTTTGAGCATCTTCTTGTACCGCCTTACTTTATTCTTCTCCCTCGTACCAGACGACTTGTAAGTAGAACACTTGAGTATGTTTCTTCCTATTTTCCTTGCTCCACCAGATTTACGCCCAGGAGTTTTTTTAACTTTAATTATTTTTGTTGTATCAGACATACAATCCTCCTATTGTGTTGCTATTATAGCATAGGCTAATAGTAATCCCACAACTATTCCTATAACTATTTGTATGTACTTGTTACCAATAAGCGAACTCACCTTCATCGTCATCTAACTCCTTGAATAGTTTTTCTCTCTCTAATCTGGCAAACTCAGAGAGGTTATCCGCAAACTGTTTGGGTTCTTCTATTACTACATTACCTAAAGGTCTTGCCATACATATATGGGCAGCTTCATCATATACATGATCTTCTGTCTTAGTAGATATATCTTCTATATTGTTCTCGTCCATTACAAGATTAGGTATTGTTCTTATGAACTGCTTGCAATTAGGATATATCATCATCATAGGTCTTTCACCTGGCCCATGCCTTAATCTTTCCCTGAACTGCTTAATCTTTGCCAGTCTGCTTCTATCATCACCAGGGACAAGGGTAATGCCCAAGTTTCTGAACACTTCTGCTGTAGATGGCCCCTGTCCACCACCATATACATCAGGTCTTTTCTGAAAGCAATCTGAACCTGCACGCCTTTCTTTTACCCTGCCCCATATACCAGTTACCTTCTCCCTTGCTATTATAGCCCTTGCAACATCTGAATCTGCCATTCTAAGCCCCTTATTAGGACTTCCATTCCATCCATACCATTCATCAAACCTGTATATCCTGTTATCATTATCCACCCACCACCATCCAATAGAGAAGGGAGCACCGAATCCCCAATCATAAGTCATAATGATAGGTGCATTAGCAGGGATAGGTTCTTTAGCGAACTCCTCACTTACTACATGGACAGACTCATTCCATTCCTGAAACGCCTGACCTACAAATACATTCCAATCACCATCCCTAAATGCTTTTCGTATAGCTTCCGGCAGAGTATCGAGCATAGCCCAATAAGAAGCATCAAGGTACTTGTTATCTGTTGCCTTTGAAGGAATATAGAAGAATTGCTTCCTGTAGTCTACAGGATTATCGAAGGAAGGCTGCCACTCCTCACCATAGATTTTATCCATCCATAGTGCTTTGATCCAGCCGTGACCTATCGAACCAGGATTTGTCCCGCCTACAAAGGGACACTCTGTATCTTCAAGTCCAGGCCATCTTAATCTTGTTCTAAGGAAGGTGAATACGTCATAGGGGTTCTTTGAAAGCTCATCTACAAAGATAGCTGCAAACTCTGAAGAGGCATACTTTGTTGAGTCGTCTAAGTTCCTGAAGCATATAACACCATTCCCATACTCAGGTTCTAATATGAAACACCTGCCATAATCCTTATGGTCTGTATAACTTTTACCTAACCACTCAGGAAACTCCCTTGCCACTTTCTGCAACTGCCTATCCTTTAAAGAGGGATAGTTCTCACAGGCAAGCATTACATTCACCCACTTCATACCCTTCTGCGTAAAGAGTTTTATAAGGTAACGAACCGCAACCCACCGTAATGAATAACTTTTTCCCCCGCCGAGGCAGCCTCCGAAAAGTATAAACTTATAGTGCTTATCTAATGCAGCACATAACTCCATCTGACGTGGCTGGAACTTAGCAATATCCTTCTCAAAGCTCTTTGTAGGTCTTTTCAATTATTTACCCACTCATCTAACTCACATCTATCTATACCAAGATACTCACATGCTTTGCCCCTTGAAATGATACCATGTGCGAGACAAAGTGATACGAGTTCATTAGTAGCGTTTAGTCTGTTCAGCTTATTCACCGCTTCTACAATCTCGTTGATCTTAACCTTGACTGCATAGTCCTTATCCAAGTTAGTGAATACAAGAGGGTTAATCATGCTATTAACCTCTCTATAAAGCCCTTTGTTCCATCGTATACTATATCTTCCCACAATGAAACGATAGACTTAAATTGGTTAAGTATTCTTCCGTTCATAGTTACTTTTCTTCAGTATACCATAAATCCACGTCTCCAATTCACTCATTTCGTCTGAATGAATGTGATAGAAGTCACCGGTAGTCAAATAACCAAGTAACCCTTTTTCATCAGAACTAATCTCATACCTTACAATTTCACTCATAATATCCTCCTTATACAAAATACCACGATAATTTACACCACACCTTACCCTGCCACCCATACCACTTATGCCACCTCTTAAGTCCTGCACGATAAGCCTTTTCATCCTGTATCTCACAAAAATCAATTACTACCTGTCTTATTGGTTTCACTACAACACCTCCTTTAATTATGTCTATATAGTTGTATACATCATCGTTCATCAAACTTTCTCTCCCACTTTATACGCCTAACTCGCTTTCGCCACTTTCTCACACGCCATCCTTCCATAGTTACAAAGAATTTAGCCTTATAAAGAATCCCTTTGGATACTTTAACCCCTATCCTGAAAATACCTATCTTAACACTCTTCTCCATCCTCTTTCCTATACTTGATACAATAGTTAAAGACGCTTACCAAATCATTCAAATCTATCTTGCCCGCACAAGAGTCATTCCTGATAGTCCCAACCGCCCTTCCAGACAACTTAGATATGTCCTTAACAGTATAACAATGCTTCCTGGGATGCCCACCAGTTCCAAATTCAGCCATTACCTAAATTCCCTATAATTCCCTATTTAGTGATGCCAATGCCGACTTATATTCACTATTGACCCATATATGCACCCTAAATAACCCAATGTCAAGCAGAAACTTCATACCTTACATCCATACTATGTCACAACATATGTCCATAAAATAACCCATAAAACCAAACACATAAAGATATTTGCCCGCTTATAGTGCCTTATAATGTCAAACCTAATGTCAATACCTAATGTTACCTTATCCAATCCTATAAGTCCCTTTAGAAAATGAAAGTCAGATGACTCCTTTAGTTTGTAAAAGTCAGATGTAGCCTACTTATTACTATCTGCTATACCCCTGGGGTACTATGCCCCCCCCTCTTGTTACCTAATGACTTGATATTACTGATACTTATTAGACTTACCCTATAACCTTGATTCTATGATTCCTTATATATGTGGGCGTGTGCATGTGCCTTGAAAGATGATGTTGGGGCGTGATTTATCCTCTTGATATGGCATGTTAGTGATATATAGAGGGAGTTAACATCACTATTCATCAGTGATTTGGTCTTGATCTGCGGTAATATCTATAGGTTCTTTAAGGTCCTGGATGGTTACAAGCGGTTTGACTATCATGGTTGCCTGATCTCTTTCAAGTCTTTCCTTGTCGTATAGGATACCAGCGGAAACGATCTTATCTCTAAGGGATGTTTTTTGAACATCTTCTAAGGTTATAGATGACAATAGACGGTCTTGGATCCCGGCTAATATATCAGCTCTATTATCCTTATAACGTTTTATATTATCTTGTATAAGGTTAAATCTCTTTAGTGTACGTAATACATGGGCGTGAGTGCTATTTGTTAGCTTGGCAATTTCTCTTGATGTGGCGGATTTATGGCGTTTATGTGCCTTGATTATATCCTCTTGCAGTGGCGTCATTCTTAGCGGATTCTTGGTGTCTTGGTGTGTGTCTTTGTGTGCCGGTTCCATTGTCTATACGTATAGAAAAAATCTTGACTTGTCAATATTCAAATTCACTACTCCACTTTACGGGCTCTTCAAATTATCCTTTCAGGCTTACAAAAAGCGGTCAAATTCACGTCTTTTTGATTTTCTAATGGTATGATAGGCACAAAAAAAAGAGCTCGATTTTCTGGAGCTCTTTAATTTGATCTTGATCTGTTTACTGATATTTTCTTTTTACTACTTTCTCACTAACCCTAATCCAAACAGGATGATTTTTTTTTATCCCTTCGGCTTTCAGGTCTGCTAATACCGCTTCATCATACATACGTTGAAACTTTGCGTGGCGTGCTTGCCTGATCTGTTCAATTTCTTTTAATGCTGTGTTCATTGCTTCACCCTTTCTATGCGTTTCTTATGCATTCAGTAAGTCTTCGAATCGTTTTCCGCTGTTATCTTTACGATCTGCCGTTAATCCTATTAAATAACCGCCCTTGCAAGGCCTTTGATAGATTCCGCTTGTCTTATCACTTGCGATCTTTTTCAATACACTTGACAACTCTTCAGCTTGCAAACCATGTTTTTCCCTCTGATACGTCCAGAATCCTGAATAGACACTGTGAAAGCAATTTTGATTCTTTGTTTTCTTTACCGCTTTGATTGCCTTGAAACAGTCTGCCATTATGCTTTTTTTTACGTCTTTGCTCATTGTCTTTGCTCCTTTCAATTTTTGATTTAAACTGTCAAATAGTCATGCAGTAAGCATACCAGATCAAAAAATTATTTGATAAGTGATTGGAATTTAAAACAATCTTTTTTTATTCCTGGCAATTCCTTAATTTTACCAGATTAAATAGACGTATAAAAACGTAAAAAAACGTAAAAATTCGACCAAATTGTCGAAAATGTTTTTCGATTCCTGTGTTAATTCCTTAAATTTATTGATTAAAACTGCAATTCGTCAAAATTGTCGAACTTTCGTCAAAATTGTCGAATCACTCTATCCCTATCAATCCAGCTATTTTATACGGTTTTTCATTCCTGGTATGCCATTATCCCTTACTCGAATTACTCCGAGCCGGAAATCTTAACCTTTACCCTTACTCTAAATACTTCGAGCTAGCCTTTTACGTCTATATGTCTTTTCTATACCTGTAGAAAGTGCCTAATTTTTGTGATCTTTTGTGAAAAAATAGGTTTTTTGTTAAGTGATTGAAATTCAAGGTTTTTTCAATTCTGGCACGACCTGTGCAACATAGTTTTTCAAATTCGATTTTCAGGAGGTGTTAACATGGTAACTAAAGAGCAAGCATTAACAGAGAATAGATTTAAGTTTAAGATAAGTAATCCATGTCATAAGAGTTATGGAGAGTATAGGTCTTGTAGAAGGAATGGCAAGACTAAGACGTGGAAAACAAGACCTGATGAATTTAAAGTGCCAGTTAAGTATGGTCTGTATGAGTATTTCTATATAACGCATGAAAATGCAGAACAATTCGAAGTGGAGGTGTAGAGATGAAATTAACACACGGAACACAGGAAGATTTAATTAAGGCGTTGGAAGTAGTGAATAAGAGGTATGAGGGCAACATAATGTTTAATAGGTTAGATGGTAATATCTTTACCTTGAAAGTGAAGGATAGCAAAGGCCCTGGACACAGAGTGCATTACAGGTATTCATGGAATGGCTATGAAGGTGAAAGGCGGTCAAGGTCTGCCTGTTGGCATGTTCATGGTTTCTTCTTTGATGCATTGTTCGAGATCAATCCTGATGCGGTTGTGTGGAGCTGTGGAAAGAAGATAACAGCAGAGGAAGGAAACTGGATAGACAAAAACATAGGTTCACAGATGTTTCCTATGATGTATAGTGAATCATGTGATTGTAACTTTGATTAAGGGGGATACTGTGAAAACAATGACACAAGACAGAAAAGACGAGCTAATTATGATGGCTAATAACTTTGTTAATGTAACACTTAACGGGGAGCCAGCAGTAATAAGAGGGCGGTTATTGGATTATCCAATAGTCGTAAGTGCAATGGGACAGGCAGAGTATTCATGGGAAGCAGTAGATAGAATACTTGCCGTAGGTGGAGACTTTGAATATTAGAAAGGAGATAGAGAAATGAAAAAATTGACAAAAAAACTAACAAAAAAAGTACGGAAGAAAATTCAGG